GTCCTCCCAGACTTCCATGACCCTTCCTGTGGTCTCCATCAGATCCAACTTCCTCCAGGTCTTGATCGGTTCCAGGATGTGATTTCCCTGCCTCAAGCAGATGGCCGTGGAGTCATCTCCAAACCGCGCCACATCGACCCCCATCACCACAGACTCAGACTCATGAAGGGAGACCTCCCGGACCTGGGCCGATTCGACCAGGGCCAGATCAATCAAGGAATCCGAATCCGAGGTCGGAAACTCTCCAAGGACCCTGACCCGGTAAACACTGCTGGTTTCTCCATAGGTCTTGGCCATATCGTCTGCATACCGGGTATTGACCCTCTCTGGAGAAACATCGAAGCAACTCACTTTAAGATTCCAGAAATCATCCCTCAGTTTGTGGAATGCCTGGTAGAAATACCCCTGGGGTTGAGTCGGATTCCCGATCAGAAGCAAAGTGGAGTGGGGGGAGGTCATCGAGGACCCCACCGACTGGAAAAGGACCTCAGGACAGGCAGAGGCCTCATCCACAATCAGAAGAACATGATCGGAGTGGATCCCTGCCATGGCCTGGTGCCCGGTCTCATCGGCACGGGCAGTCCTGCATGAAATAAAAGCCTCCTGGGGGGCACCTATCAACTCAATCCGCTCCTTGTAAATCTCCAGGAGATCCGACAGGGATTTCGGCAGTTTCCTGATGGTGGCCTTCAGTTCCGCCATCAGGGCATCATCCATCTGCTTCTGGGAGGGCGATGTGATCACGATCTTGCAAGGAAAGTGATGGAACAGGAACCACAGGGCAGTCCACGAGGCACAACTGGTTTTGCCTACACCATGGCCACTACGGACTGCCATGAGCCTGGTCCTCTGAGCAACCTGATCCATCACCGAGGCCTGCCAGGGGTCCACCTCGATTCCTACCATATCCCTCACCCATCCAGCAGGATCCCCAGAATACCTTTTGAGCATCTGGGCAAAGATGTTTTCACTCATGTCAATATCTCCTTCAGTCTCATCAATGGAATCATGGCGCATTGAGGAACCACTGCATTCCCCAACCCCTTGAGACGGGAAACCCGGTTCTTCTGGCCTGTGGTCACTCTGGGGATGTCTCTAGGTTCGTCCAGCCAGTCGGGTATCCCATCAACCATTCCACCCAATCCGCGTTCAATTGTCCTTCCTCGTAGACCTTCACTGCATCGGAAAGGGTATTGGTCAGAGGATTCCTTCCGGTCTTTGCAATTCCTTCCCTGGTTCTTCCTCCCTTGTATTCGGTGGCCCTCGGAGTGGGCCATTTCTTCTTCTCCAAAGCCATTACTGAATCTATAAGACTTGCCCCCCACTTCGTTCCATTTTTGTCTATTGTTGAATTGTTTATCACTTCCCGGTCTGGGTGATGCAGATTGCTTAAAGTTGATGGAGTCGGCCATGTAACAGACTGCCCACCATCTGAGCCTCCGGTGAGGTGCCCCCACATGGGTTGCTCCCAGAGTTTTCCATTCAACACAATACCCTCGGACGGCCAACTCCCCGTATACGGCTCTTGCCCAACTTCCCCCGTCTCCAGCAAGGAGGTTTGGGACGTTCTCCAACACAAGCGAGGGTCGAGTTCCGCAATAGGCGAGGATCTCATCGGAGAGCCTGGTAATCTCGAAAAAGAGTCCACTTCTCTCTGCCTCAATTCCTTTCTGATTTCCGGCAATCGAAAGGTCCTGGCAGGGGAAGCCACAGGTGAGGAAATCGATTCTTCCATCTCTGGAAACAATGACATCTGGGTGCAGTTCTCTGACATCTTCATAGATTGGTACTCCTGGAAAATTCTTTGCTAATACCTGCCTTGCATATTTCTCATTATCACAAAATCCGATGGTCCTGATTCCTCCAACCCATCTTGCTGCGAGGGCAAACCCCCCGATCCCCGAAAAGAGATCCAGGTGATTCAGCATCATCCCTCGAACCCCCAGAGCATCTTCTCCGACTTGTGAATCTGGTGCCACGTCTCAGGCTGCACGTCGATCTCTCCTCCACCTTTCAGAAACCTCTCCAAGGCCTCATCGATCTCTTCATGAGTGACCTCTTTGCCCTTGCCACCTCTCCGGGAGATCAGAGTCGCTATGGAGTTCTTTGAACTCTTTTGAGGCTTTCTTCCTGCGGATCCACGTCCCTCGAATATATATTTTTTTCCCGTTCTCATAAGTCCTCCAATGACCTTTCCGCCAAACTGTTTTTCCATTCTTCCGGTCAGGTCCTCCCAACCAGTCCAAAAATGCTATGAATCGCTTCATTTCCCTCCTGAGTAATACATTTCTGCAAGTTCCTCCTCGGTCACATGCTTTCTTCTCCCATTCACCATGATCCGAATCTTTCCCTTGTTCACATTCGGCTGAGTGAACCCAGGTTTCCTGCCTGCACCCTTCCCCTTCAACTCCTCAGGCATCCTGGCCATGGCCCTCCTTCCATTCTCCCTCTGCAAACATCCACAGGATCTGGTCGAACCCCGGTCCACACTGGACTTCCTGATCAGTTTCTCGTTCCCACATTCACACCGATACCAGTGATAAGAGGAATAGTGATTCCCCATGTGGCTATACCTCAACCATGTCAATCTGCTCTTCTCCTTCATCAAAAATCCCACTCCTCCATCATGCACACCGGAATGGGCTCCATCTTGTGCCTGTTTGCCTTCCTCAATGCCTCATATCGAGCCATCTTCTCCTCTCCCACATATTCACCCCTCATGCACTTTTCCAAGTCCTCATAACTCATCTGAAGCTGATCCTCATCGGTCCTTCCATCCTCCCACAACCCATCTGTCGGAGGCTGAAGCACAATCTCCTCATCAATCCCCAACACCAATGCCAGATCCTGGACCTCCGACTTGAACAAATCTCCAATCGGACTCAAATCCACACCCCCATCTCCCCACTTTGTAAAAAAACCAACCCCAAAGTCCTCCACCTTGTTCCCGGTCCCCACGACCAACCCATCCATGCAGGCTGCTATGTGATAAAGGCACACCATCCTGAGCCTGCTCTTGGTGTTGGCACTTGCATGGGCATTCTCGAAATCCTCCAACTGCAAAACCTTCCCAAACTCATTGAAAGACCTCTCCAACGGAATCACCACCGAATGCACCCTCTCCGGGAATCGATCACTCAACCAATTCAAATGCTGGACTGCCTTCTTATGCCCATCCTTCCCCGACCTCAGAGGCATCGTCACCGCATAAACGTCCAAACCGGTCATACAGCAAAGGGTGCTGGTCAAAGCACTGTCCACACCCCCTGAAACCCCCACAACCAGGGTCTCCTTCCCTGCATTCTCTGCATACCCCTCAATCCATTCCACTATCCTCTCAATCCGCTTGTCCATCTGCTTTCCTCATCAAATAAAGTGCTAAAAAAAGAGCCACAAAACTGACTCCGAAGTGAACCAATAAAATCCAGGTCATTTCAAAGACTTCGGTTTTTCATCCACAATCTTTGAAACACACTCCTCATGAATGGTTTCCCTCCTATGGATTGCGTTCCTCTTCAAACCATGGCCAAATGCCTGGAAAAGACTGTCTACATCGTAAGTCCCATCAACCTCATACCACACTGTCCTCACTACTGTTTGACTCGTTTTCACCCATCTCGTCTTGGGACCCTTATCTTGGGTTAGATGCCCAGTTGTGATTGTCATTTTTTATTTTTTTTCTAAGGGTTATGGGCTCAATTCAAAACCCAGTTGCTCCGACTGAGGAACAGACTCCTCCGAAAATAAACTCCCCTGCTTTTCTGCCTCCTCAATCCGCCTCAATGCCACCTCAAAATACTCCTCCTCCCTCTCTATCCCAATGAACCTCCTCCCTAAATTCACTGCTGCAACCCCAGTCGTTCCTGATCCCATAAAAGGGTCCAGAATCACCTCTGCCTTCGGTAAAAAACCCAGGCACCACTCCATCAAAGGCAAAGGCTTTTGGGTTGGATGAACCTTGCCCTCACTTGCCAACTGAGCCCTTGCATATCGAAAGGTTTTGGGAGTTATTGGTTCACTCACCCAAGCAAATTCCGAGTCTGCCAATGAAAAACCAGTCTGCATTTTGTCCCAAATTAAATATCCTCTTGATGCTCCTAAATTGTAGTAATTCCCTCCCCAAACAATCCCTTTCCCATTACTCTTCAAAAGGGCATCACTCACTTCTTTGTCCTTTGTTGAACCATCCCATCTTGCTTCTCCATCCCATAACTTCCCACCGCATGACTTAAATCCTCCCGATTTATCCCATTTCCCCCCTATCCCATAGGGTGGATCCGTCACCAAAGCATCCACCACAGGCAATTCAGGCAATATCTCCTCACAATCTCCCAGGTAAAGGGTCGTTTTTTCTGTTTCTACTTTTTTCATTTTTTCTGGAGGGTTTTAGGGGGTTATCTGGGTAGCTCTAGCCCTGCCCCGTCTGCCGACCTGCCGGGGGGGGGTCTGGCCCCTCGAAAATCCAGGCCTGCAACCTGGGTAAGGTTGCGCTCCCCCTCGCAAAGTCACTGTTTCCAACGGGTTACAGTCCATCATCGAGCCTGTGTTCCTCATTTGTTCCTGATTTCTTGATCTTTTTGATCAATTCCGACCATTCCCTGGCAAATTTTTCGGCTTTATCTGAACGGGTGCGTGCGGAGTTGCGGTTTAGAGGCCTCTCTCCGCCTTCATCCCTCTCCTTATAGGCGAACGGAGTCCCATCCTGATCGACAGGAACCCGGTAGGAATGTGGTCCTGTTTGAACCCATCCTGGATGTGGAGGCTTCTTGAATCCGTAGTCCTCTCGCATCATTTGCAACCATGGTCTTGTGAAGTTAGTCATTGGTGTTCTCCTCCTCTACAATTTGGTATATAATCCGGTATATATTTTGGTATATATTTCGGTGTATATACTTTTGCGTAGACCTCATTCCTCCCCCCTGTTTGCCTCCCAATAATTCCTCTCTGCCCGTTCCCATACCCATTCAGGAACGTGGTATTCCTCAAGGTATTTGAGACCATGGAGATACACGTCAAAGGAATCTCTGTGATTCGTTTCCTCGATCTCCTGAGGAGTTGGTGGCCTGCTAGTTCTCTTCATCCTCATGCTCGATAGTCTCCCCTTGATCAGGGATCTGTTTCATCCTCTGGGCTAAGTCTGCATGGGCTTCCAGGTGTAGCGTATGGATCGATTGGATCTTCACATCATGCTGAGTCCGTTCTCCGTAGACCTGAGGATTCTGCCGGGATGCTAACCACTTCCGTGCATCGAGTGAGACCTTGGCTGCTTGAGGTTCAATGATGCCGGACTCCACGCGGTCTGCGATCTTATTGATCTGGGTTTCCTGCCATGCTGCTTGTGCATGTCGGGCCTGCTCGTATTTCTGGTTCCTGATGGGATCCTTGGTGATGTTCTCGTGCAGGGTCCGGTA